CTAGCAGACTGCCGCTGCTCCTCCGGTACTTCCTTAGATGGGGTCGTTGTATCTGCCGACCAACAATAAGGGGGTTCGATCTTCTCTGGGTTGTACTCACTAGCGTAGTAAGTTCTTGATATAGCTGCGGCATTTACAATCACTACGTTCATGTAGTCTTGCTTACTTACAGCTATTTGTTCTCCACCAACAAATTCTCGGAACTTGCCACCACTAATACTAATTCTTCGGGACTTACCGCCGCCTAACGATGCCCCACTTAGTAGGTTGTCGTTTACGTCCTTCAGGGACTCAAAAAGTTCGGCGTTGATAGCCCCTTTTGCTTCAAAAATTGTCATGTCTGACATGCTTTTCTCCTTAATAATCCTCGTCAGCCGACGCAAACATCTTGTCAATGTTTACGCCCTCTCCATCCTCATCCGGTATAACTTGCACGGGCTTAGGTGCCGTAACCAGCGCATCCAGTACATCGTTCTCACTAAACCGGTAAGTCTTACCTACCTTTATGTAAGTATCCGCAGGGATATGTCCCTGCCTGATCCACGTCCTTACTGTCGATACAGAGACATGCAGCTTTCTAGCAATGTCCTCGATCTGCACGAACTTCCTTTCCATTAGGCTTTCCTCACTGAAATGGTGTATTCGGTATCTGCATTGAGACCTTTTGGCATCACATCAGGGTTCTCTTCTAAGAACTGTCGCATGTTGGTTTGGTTCAAGCGTTTGTCCAACAAGCCTAGTTCTCCATGCTCCAGTATAAATTGGTGCATAGAATCCCAGTCGCTAGTCCAGTAGCGCCTCTTAACAGAACGGTAAAAGATACCCTCTGTAGTTCGCACACTCTCCACTTTGTGCTCCTTACAGTGTTCCAACAAGGCTTGTCGGATGGCATCCAGTTTTTCCTTCAAAGCGTTGTCCTCTTCCTCGAACTCAGCTTTGAGTTTTGAACGTGTATCCCGTATCTTTATGAATACGCGAACAAGTTTTTCTACGGGAACTTTCTCTCCCATAACAATCTCCTCCAATGTTGTTTTGTCCACTCTAGTTGTTTTTTATATCTCAGTCAAGCAATTCCTTGTAAAGATCAATTATTTTTGTGTGTATATCTATTTTATTATCAAGTAAGTTGTATACACGTTGTTCTACGGGAGATCCTTGCAGTTGTATAACTGTACATTTGTGATCTTGGCCCGATCTGTGCACCCTAGCGTTGGCTTGGGCGTAGGTTTCTAGTGAGCTTGTTGGCCCCCACCAGACCACCGTATTTGCTGCTGTCAGCGTTACACCGTGTGCTGCAGCTTGGGGTTGGATTACCAATACACGTAGCGTGTCATCGTCTTGGAAGCGTCTGAAGATTTCCGTCCGTTTGGGGGCAGATACATCGCCATGTATGACTGCGTTAGGTATCTTGTCTTTAGTTAGCTTATCCGCAAGTATCTGTATGACGTGACGGAACGGTGCAAAAACCAGAACCTTCTTACTTGACTCATCGATAACTTCACGCAACACGTTGTAGCGGTGTTTGATATCGAACTCCAAGGTTTCTTTGGCGTTGGTATAAACCGCACCAGACGATATCTGTAGTAGCTTGTTCATGTTTACCGCCGCGTTTGCCGCAGTAACTTCCTCTCCCGCAGCTTGCAGGATCATGTCCTCTTTGAGCTTCTTGTAGTACCGTTTCTGTTGAGGGGTCATTTCAACCTGCCGCTTGGTGTACACCATCTCTGGAAGGTCCAAACATTCTTCTTTCGTAAACCTTATGGCGGGTTGCAATACTCTAAACACCGTATCAGTAGCATCTCCTTTAGGCACCCAGCGGAACTGGGTAACTTTGTACATCACCTGATCTCGGAAAGAGCTAGCTAAACGGGGCACTGCTGACGGATTGACGAGCTTCGCTAGGCCGTAGGCATCGACAGGGCTTTGGGCTGCTGGCGTACCAGTCATCATCCACAACCACTTGTCACTAGTCATCAGTTTGTTAAGCGTCTTCCATCTGCGGGTCTGCACGTTCTTGTAGTGCGTAGCCTCGTCTACAATAATTAAATCAAAACCAGCTTCAGCAATGACATCAGAGACAATCTCTACACCGTCATAGTTAATAATGACGTACTCAGAGTCCCCCTCGATAATCTCCTTACGCTTCTTTGCATTGCCGTAAGCCACATCAACCTTTCGGTGCATAGCAAACTTAAACATATCGTCGCGCCAAGCAGAGTCCATGATGGATAGGGGGCATATAATCAGCACTCGTCGGATCTTCCCTTGTTTCATCAGGAAATCCGATGCCCATATTGCCGATGCGGTCTTACCAGTCCCTTGCTCGTTGAAGCAGAATCCACGCTTGTTCATAGTCAAGAACGCTGCTGTAGTCATCTGATGTTTGAACGGCTTGTACTGTCCGGTCCAGTCGTAGTTACCCTCGATGGGAGAAGGCACTTTGATATTTAGATTCTTCAATACATGGGATTCATCGATGCCCCACTTTACCAATACTTCGTTCTCAGCAAGCTGTTTGCTTTTGGGTATTATCGTTGTCACACGTTGTGGGTTACGTAATCTAAGTAGCAACGCTCGGTTATCTATGACTTTCATAAAAGTTTAAACTTCTCCATAGGTATAAAAACACACGCCTCTATATCTCTTGGGTCGTTGCGATCCCTCCTTCCTCCAGAAGCCCTTGGGTATTTCTTATCTAACTTTGTCATGAAGACACCATCAGTGAACCCAACAACCAACATAGGGAATACATTATTAGCGTTGGCGTAATCTAGAATACGGTCAACTTTTGTTGCACTTATCATGTAGGTAGGATACTTACGGCTATCGTTACTTCGGATCTTTACTTCCGCAACTGCAATGGGGCTACCGTCTATTTGGGTGAACACCCCATCAAACGCAGATAGATCTTCAGACTTAACGAATGCCGCATTGTAGGAGCTACAAATGTAGTTACATACCGCAGCTTCCCTAGACTTGTCCTCCTCAGTCTCGTACAAAGGTCGCATTTATTTTCGTTTGCCTTTACTCAAAGCGCCGCCGCCAGCACGGTTACGTTTTCGACTCTGTACGGTATATCCGTCTTTGTTAGTGCCCCCCTTACTCAGGGGCTTTTTGTGTGCAATGTCTTTACCTTCACGCTTATCCGCTACACCATTTTTGTTAGCGTCTTTGCCGGTCTTGTCCATCTTGCGTCTAGCACGTTGGCGTTCCATACGGTCCGTATGTTCGTCCCTAGCTTTCTGCTGCTGGTATTCTTTCTTATATGGACGTGGTTTGTTCTTATATGGCATCTCAATGTTTCCCGTTATGTGGACACTCAATCACTACGCAATGCCGCTTACATAGACCGCTAGGTTTCGGGTTCCACGTATCTGCATCGTAGGCTTTCTGCATGTTAATGTAGTCACGGACCCACCGTTCCCATAGTTCTGGCTGGTTATGGACCTTGTAGGTTTCCTTAATTAGCTCGTTTGAAACTACGAATAGCAGGCCCGCACGAATAGTTTTTACTACTGGAAAGTGTTTAAAGATAGAAAGCGCCATCAGTTCCAACTGGCCTTTGTCTGCGTACTTGGCGTTCTTCCCAGTTTTATAGTCAATAACCCAAGCCAGATTGTTCTCTGCATCTAGGATCACAAGATCAGCGATACCCCGATACCACACATCGTCATCGTAGAAACTGCATGGCTCTAGGTTTTCCGTTAAACCCATTTTGTATTCGCAGAGCTTTTCCCCCTGTTTGGCCTTGAGCGCATCCAAGGTTTCTTTTATATAAGCAAACTGCTCTGGGATGCGTACGTTATCCCGTACGTAATTCTCTGCTGCCTCATGCACTTCTGTACCGTAGCGCATTGCTTCCGTCTCCGGTTCAGAGTAGTCCTTTACTACCCGTAGGTGGTAGAACTTCTTTGGGCATTGTTCAAATGCTTTAATCTTACTGAAAGACCAAGGGGCTATACTGCTCACGGTGTATCCTTTGCCTCTGCTATTTGTATCCCTGCCTCACATAAAGCGGAGATCGTTTGTAATATACAATCTTCTGGTATGCGTAATACTTGTGGGGTGTCGTTTAACTGTTGACATATCACAACGTCGTACTGGATTTTGCCATCCTTGCTAGAAAACTCAGCGATGCCGACATGAAAAACCAAGTCATCAGGTCGATAGTCGCTCAGGTTTACTACATTGTCTTTACTCATTAACACTCCCCGTAGGATCTCCCTACACCGGATTCACAATTCACTGGCAACCCCTCTGCCCAATCAGGCACCCAGCGCATTGCTGTTTCAATAAATGCACGCGCTTCTATTAAATCATTCTCTGGTACACAGCACACTATAGAGTCATGAACCGTCAGAACTACGCGGTATTTCTTAGAAATTTTTAGCATCTGCTCTGCTATTATGCAACGCGCTATTGCTTGGCATAGGTTCTCCACAACCTTGCCACCATAGATATGCTTTCGGCCTCGCCGTGTCTTATAGGTATACTGGATCTTGGCGTTCTCATCACGCCCTAGCCGTAAATCATCGTACCGCATAAGCAGCCCTGACGGTAGCTCAATGGCGCACTGTTGCGCGTCTACCTTCACTACACCTGCACGCCCTACACTAAGAGCCTCGCCCCGCACCATATACTTCAGTAAGCTCTGGCACTCGTCCCACAAGTCTTTGATATGTACATTGGTACTCCGGTACACATCGATAATCCGACGCGCTTCTTCCAAATCTATATCGAACTCAAAGGATTTAAGCTGATCCTTGAACCGCACTGCACCCATACCGTACCCAGCACCGAGGATCGTAGTCTTCCCGACAAACCGTTGATCTTTCGTGACTAGTTCTTCGTCGGGTAAATCATAGATGCTCATAGCCATTTTCTTGTAAACGTCATCGTTGTTATGGAATGCCGTAACAAGATCCTGCTGCCCTGCTAACCAAGCCAGAACACGGGCTTCGATTTGCGAAGAGTCGCAGTCAACTAGTATGTATCCATCTGGCGCGATGATGCTTGACTTGAGCTTCTTACCGTTTGGTCCACGGCTGGGCAGATTCTGTAGATTGATCTTGTCATCCCCACCCCACCGTCCAGTGTGTGCCGCATAGTATCTGACAGGTACAGGCAGCTTGCCGCGTTCCGCTATGGCGATAAACCGTTCGGTGCGGGTCTCTTCCAGCGTACTCTTTGTACCTAACCGCGCAGCTACAAGGGCTTGTACCCTGTCGTCTGCGTGCTCTTCTAAATCTTTAAACCCTTGGTCAGTCTTAGCGAAAGCCAAAGTTTCTTTGCCGGTGGTCGCACTTATCTTAGTCGGGGGTTGCACCCCAAGCCCACGCAATACCTCCGCGAACTTAGGGTTGCTCATCAACTCCTCCTTCTCTACGCCCACTGAATCCAGCAGGTCTTCCTTCCGTTGTTTGGTCTCGGCTAGATGCTGTTCGAGTAGATCTTTGTCTAACTCAAGCATAGGCTCTATGAACATTCTGAGGGTCAGGTCTATCGTTTTTAATTCCTTTACTGGAAACTGTTTAGCCATAATCCCAAACAAACGATAAGTTAACTCCACATCGTTAATGCAGTAGTCTCCGTACACCTCTAACTCTTCATCAGAGAAGTCCTGACGCCGCATACCTATCGCGGCCAGAACCTCCGTACCTTTAACTCCGACTTGATATCGTTCAGCCAACGCTTTGAGACTTCCTCCAACTTCTGTGCCGTGAATTGCACGAGCCATGCAAAGAGTATCAGCCCAAACGCGAGGGCGAACATCAAATAACCAGCTAAGAATAGCCCCATCAAACATAGTGTTATGAGCGAGGACCATAGAGTTTCCCCAATCGAACGAATGGAGATAGTCTTTAAGCTGTTCATGAGTGCCGCTAGCCCACTCTGTAGCATTGTTATTAACTTTGACACCGACACCGATCACCTCGAAATCTTTATGCCGGACGTACTCTTCCGTGGTTAACTTTGTAAGAGAAAACTTTTTGTCATAGTACGTCTCGAAGTCTATTGTTATTAAATCCATACTACTTTCTTCTTAGTGCTACTTCTCCACCACAAGCGAAGTACCCTGCACCGTCGATCCAGTTATCGGCATGACGTGGGTTCTCCATGATGCGAGCCACCTTGACCAACGCCATCATTACAGCTACATCTTCCTCCTGTACACCTACTGTTAAATACCCGCTCCATAGATCTGCGATCCTACGGAAACTATCTTCGGGCTGGCCGTGTGTGTTCTGCCGGTCGTTGGTAATGATCTCTTTTGCTTTGTCCAACAAAGCTCCACGACTATTATCTTGCTTAAGTACAGTTTTCTGTAACGCCTTTTCCTTCGGCTTGCGTACCAATCCCAACGTTGCCGCTTGAGTCGATACGGATTTCTTCTTAGCTTTCGGCTTCGCCAACCCCATATCGCGCTTGACCCTACCCACATAGTATGGATGACAGCCTACCTTCTCGGCTATCTTGGCCGTACTCATTGTCGGATCTTTCTCTAGTAATTTCTTAACCGCATTCGCTTTCTTGTTCGGCCTACCTGCTGCCATATTGTTCTCCTAGTTGATTTCTAAATCTAATTGCAAAGGCACTTTTACTTCTGTCGAGAGCCATCTTTTTATATCCCACATGTTCTCTTCATTAACTACTAATGCCAGTCCGTATTGTCCTGCTATCTCGTCAAGATTCCTTTTCTGTAATGCGGTAGGTTTGTTGCTCCCTGCCTTACACTCGATACCAAAGAACCTGCCGTTACAACACCCGACAATATCTGGTACGCCACTTCTACCGTAACCTCCGGTCACTGGATAAAAGTAATATGCACCAAGCTCTTTAAGCTGTTGGACGACTACCTTCTTAACTTTAGCTTCTGGTGTCACCGTCCTTGACCTCGATACTTCTTGTAAGAACGCCGTTCGTACTTATTCATTGAACTGGTTTTTGCTTTGCCGTTGCCTTGCTTTGTGTGTTTGACAACTGGCACCACCTTCTGCTGCTCTGGCGCTTTACGCACTACGCTTCTCCTTTACGCGAGAACTGGTATCAAACGTAGACACTAAACCATCGGTGTATCCAAGCCGTAACGCTTCGATCAATCCAGTCTTGCTAGCATCAAACTCAAACAGCTCAAGCTCCAGCCCACATTTTTCTTTCCAACCACGTGTGCCCCACCCATTGGCTTCACGGATTATCCGCTCCACTTGTGGGCCATTGCTGGCGTACACACAATGCTTATATCCATCTGCGTCTGTGTAAGTACCTCTAACTAATTTCATTCATCCTCCTACCCTATGACTGCACCAAGAATAAATCCGATACAAAATACAGATAGCATCGCCCATCCAGTCCACTGCGCTTTGTCAAGCCTGTTCATCCTCTTCCTCCAGTTTTGTTTCTAGTAACTCCAAGAACCTTGTCACGCTGTCATTAAGCATTTGTACATTGCGTGCCATAGTCTCCAGCGCACG